CTCAGACAGCCGCTCAAGACCTTAGAAAAGAGCGTGGAGAAACTGCTGTCGATAGCGCGGCAGGGGCTTCATCTGCTCAATCAACTATTGCTAACAAGTATTTCCCTAACCTTGACTACATGCTCGGCGGTAAAAGCCCGTATGTTGACCCTAATGCGGCGAAACTAGCTAAGTTGCAAGAAGAGAACAGGGACTTGCAAAACAGGATAGATCGCCTTGGACTAAGCAACGGCGGGAAGTAGGCAGATAAATGGCAAAGTTTTTTCAAACTGCACAAAAGGCGTACAACGATACAGAAGACCGTATCTATCAGAAGCGCAAACAAAATCGAGAAGACTTTTTAGCCTACCGCAAGATGAAAGCGGAGATGGGCGAAGACGTAACTGCTGATGAGCTACAGCAAATGCGGAGAAGCATTGCTGGTAGCGATGCCTTTTTCTTAAACCAGCTACCGCCAGGCCAAATGATGAGCCAGCTTGCTGACAGAACAAACGACAGAGCTAGGGCTACGCGGCGCAAAGAAGATGCTGACGAAGTTGCTCGTCTCGAAAAAGAAAACGGCCTGTTCGACAACTTCGTAGGATACAACCTAGACGCTGGCGACATCACAGACCAACAAGTTCTAAACAAGATGGAGCAGGACTTTATCAAGGGTTTCCCAGATAATCCAGAACTTGGCCGTCGTTTGTGGGATGCAAACAGTCAGCGTCTGTCAGATGTATTTAACACAAAGCAGAATGAAGCTGTAACCAATTATGCGGACACACAACTGAAGAATGTCACCTCAGTCGCAGATGCTGAGAGCATAATGGATCAACAGAACGTGGCTCAATGGAAAAAAAACGCAGTCAGGAAAGTAATCGAAAGACGCCAAAACGACAGAGACAGCGCGGCTATAGCCGCCGCTGACAAAGGTGTTGTGAACTACGATGGCGCTAAGTTACGGTTCTTGGATGACGAAGCATTGGGCAATATAGCAACTGAGATTATTGCAGGGGCGCAAGTACAGTTAGACCCAACTAGCCAAGATTATAAAACATTACACGCTCGCATAAAGGCTTCGCTTGTTTTAAGACAGCAACAAGCTGATTCGTCTCAAGCCGATACAGACAAAAGAGCCTTTGATCAGGCCATGAACTCCGCCGACAATCCATTTGTCCGCACTGTTCTAGCACAGGGATTTGACGACCAAGACTTGCTTGACGCATACAACTTGCAGGCGAAACAATACAATCAGCCGCTGGCGCAAACTGTTGAAGACCCGAACTTCAAGTTCTGGAAAGAAGTTGCAGAACGCACAGAGGGAATTGAGTACCAAGAGCGTTACAAAGACGCAGATACTAAAGCAGAAGCCGTAGCCTCTGCCGCTCTTGAAAAGGCTAAAGCCTCAATCAACGCTATTGCAAATAGCCCTCTATTACCAGAGGGAAGTGCTGGACGTTACGCTATAGACTACTTAGTGCAAACTGGATACGTGTTCATGGGAGAGCCAAGTCAGGTTCTGCAAATGATGACAGAACAGTTTGGAGAGGATGGACTGGCAAACGCCGACCAAGCAGTGGGCGACCAGATTGTCAGCTTCCTAAAAGCACAAGGAGCCGCTGTACAGGAATCTGTATTCAAGCAAAGCATCAAGTCTGAGAACCACTCGCTCGTCATTCCGCCTGGCACAAACATAGACACCTACGTCCTAGAAGAGATTGCAGATTACAAAGGTGACATGATACCGAGCCTAATTGCTGGGATGCTTGGTGACTTAAAGCTAGGTGCTTCTGACGCAGAGGTAGAAGCCGCACACCAGCAGTTGAGAGACTACCTTAAACTACATATAGAAAAAGATATACAGGTGGCAGTGAACTCTCGCGGAGCGTTTAGAGGTGCTGACATAGGAACTCCTCTTGAGCAGATGAAAAACGACGTTCTCGACGCACTTGAACTAGAGCTACTCAAGCCAGAGAACAGGCGGCCAAGGCCTCAAACGCTACCAAGTGGTTTGTTTGTTTTCTCAGGTGGAAACAAGTACGTGGCGCAAAACGGTGCAGGCCAGTACACAGACATCGAAGGAAACCCAGTTATCGTCGGCAGAACTTACGAGTTCACCCCAGACAAACAGCTACGTCTGGTCGGTTCTGGCCCGTCAAGCACTCAACAGTTGCCTCAAGTATACGCTTCAGGACAGCGCTCCACGTTTGGCTACAGAGTTCCCACCCCCGCGATGGCAACCTTGGGAGACCAAATTGCCGCAGTCACGGATAGAACCAGCACTATCGCAGGCTTCACTCCTAACCCAGCTTACGGCTATAGGGCTGGTGGGCCGTTTGACACAAGAGCCGATTGGGTTGCAAGTATTGTCAAGCAAATGGCGCAGGCATACAGAGAGCAGGGCGAGGATATAACTGACAGAGAACTGTACCAAGCCCTTGGCTCACCACTTAGCGGCTCACGGAGACATGGATTAAACGGCTCGTTCTTTGATGATGATAAGAGAACTCCATAGGGACGACTGACCTTAAACTACGCGATACTCTAGTTGTACAAATTCAACACTGAGAAAACTGGAGTATCGCAGTGCCGTATAAACATGAAGGATTAGCTAACCCTTTTGGCCAAGTGTCACCCGCTGACAACAACGAGGGTTACAACTCACAAGACTACTCTTCTAATCTAAACGAAGATACCGCCAAAAATTTGCTAGGAGACAACAGGTTTCTAAAAGACCTGTATGACTACTATGGGCAAAGAGATGGCAAGTCTTTCAACAACGCAGACGAAGCTGTTGAGTACATGCTTAATGACAGGCGTTGGCGTAACAATAACACGATCTCAATAGGTCGAGACGTATACGACGCATACAACCAGACAGATGGTCAGACACGCAGACTGGCCCGCATCCAACAAGTATATGACGCATTGCCGTTCGGCGTAGATGGTGCAATGGAAGCCATCGCCGAAACTGGCGCGGCTATGCTTGCTGACCCAATCAACTTAATTGGCTTTGGTGCTGGTGGGCAAGCCGCACGACTAGCCGCTGGCACAGCGGCCAAAGGCCTTTCCAAGCGAGAGATAACAAAACAAGCTATGGGCAAAGCCATTGCATCTGGTGCAAAAGGCGAAGCCGTAGCTTCTGGTATTGCAGAAGGCATCGCAGACATCGGTATCCAAAACCGTAACGTAGCTGTTGGCCTGCAAGACGAAGTTTCACTACTTAGAGGTGCGGGAGCCGCCGCCTTTGGTGCAGTGACTGGTGGCGCTATGGGCGCTGGCATGGGTGCTTTAGGTGCTGTTGCGCCTAAGATACCTGGCGCAGACAAGATACCTTTACTTGGTCGCGCATTTGATGACACTACAGACGGTGCAAACCAGTTGTCAGCGGAAGGTTTGGCCCAGATCAGCGCTCGTACTGGGCAAAACATGGATAGAAACTCTATCCGTCGTGGTTTGGCAGACAGGGCTGTAAGTCAATCTGGCCGTCAAATAGATGAGGGTCTCGTTGCAAGGCCTTCTGCTCGTGGGGACATGTTACCAGAAGGCGACGATGGCGACGAAGTAGATACAAGTGTTGCTCTGGAAAGTAATCTTAAGCGCACCAAAGAAGAACTGGAAACACGCTTAAAAGACATTCAAAACATGGTTGACGACGGAGACACTGTTGGCGCAGACAACGCTCGCCGCACAGTCGTCGCTCCGCTACAGCAAAAGATTACACGTATTAAAAACATTATGGCATGGCCTCAGAACAGAGCCGCCGCACAAGCAAAAATAGATGCCGAACGCAGACGCATGGCAGAGGCTGGTGAAAACCAAAGTGCTGAACTAGACCGCCTTAACAAGTCCTACGAAGAACAAGAGACTGATTATATACAGTTTGTTAATCAGGTTAAATCTGAAAAAGCCAGAGGTCAAAGCCAACTTACGGAAAGACTTGACACGTTCTTAGACGGACAGTCAGGAGAGCTTCTGGAAGATGCTGTGGAAATCGAGGGCGGCACTGTATCTCCTGGTATGCCGCAAGCACAGCGCATGACGCCTCTGAACCCACCAGAGGGGGATACTCCAACTCCACAAGAGTTGCGTCCACAACCCCCAGAGGAACCAGAGACTGGCGACGTAGCGCAAGAGACTGTAGAACAGGTAGCACAAGAAGCCGAGCAAGCCCCAGAGGTAAGCCCAGACGAACGCATGACGCAAATCAATGCCCGTCTTGATGGCCGCAAGAAAGGTAGTATTGCGTATGAGCGTAAACGCCTTGAGCGTGAAATGGCTAACATGCCTGAGACAAATGAAGACGGCACTCCCAACCCAGAACGTCTTACCCTTCAGAACCGCCTTAACGAGATAGACAAAGAAGGCGTGGCTCTAAAAGAAGAGCAACAGTCACTCAACAATGCTCGTGCAGAAGAGCAACAACAGGCGGCTGACCAGCTTGCAAATGGCAACCCAGAGCAAGTTACTCAAGCACAGGTTTTAGAACAGCGTGTAAATGAACAGCCAGAAGTAGCGCCAACTGAGCCACCAGAGCCAGTTGTATCTGTGGACACACAGCTAAACGAGTTTATCGATACAGAGTTTGTTCCTTCTGTAAGAAACATTAAGAAAGAGTTTGCCGCTCTGGGTATGCGTAAAGAACAGTCAGACGCAATCGTCGGCGCTATGCCAAAAGGCAACAGCAAGGAAAACATTGAAGCACGTAGGGCTATATTTAGAGATACAGTCAACGTAGTCCGTGGCCAGAACGCATGGCAACAAATACTAAACAGGTCTTCTGGCAACGGAACCACTGATGAATTGTTCGACGAGAACATAGCCAAAGCACTGATAGAGGCTACAGTAGGAGAGGGTTTGCACCCACATGCTGACAGTGCTTTCCGTGAGTGGCGAGCTAGGTCTGTAGCCCGTTACGCTATGGACTTGGACAACGAGTTCATGGGTCTTGCCACAATACAAGACTTGCTAGACGTAACTCGCACCCGTCACGGCGAGGGTGAGTTCTACGACATGGTAGCCGAGTTCTGGGCTAACGCACAGAAAGGTATCCTACCATCACCAGACGATGGTATGCCGCAGTTTGTACGTCAACAGATCGCTACACTTCCGAAAGAGATGCAAGTCGAATGGAACGCCTTTAGACAGGCGGCTGTCCGCAATCTTATGAAGACTGGCAAGCTGTCAGAAGCTAACGCCAAAAGACTAATCGCCACTCAGATTGATGCTATGCTTGACCGCTTCTTGCAGATGCAGGCGTATCAAGCGACAGACCTCAAAGGAAATGTGTACAGTGTGAAGCATCTTGCCACACGTACAATGAAGGCCGTTGATGTCAACGAGCAGGCTATAAAAGACGGACACGGAGAACACATTGGCCGTGTCCAACAAAATCTACGCAATGTAACGACAGGCAATGGTCGGGCTGGCTCTGGAAGAGACATTAGCTCACGCATGGTTGGCCGTGTGCAAAGCATCCTTGCTGGTACACACGAAGGAGGGTTTGGCGGCAGAACATTTACTCAAATCCGCACAACTCGTGACGGCAAGAACTTTATATACAACGCATCTGAAAGTGCTAGACGCCTAAACGAAGAGGCGATGCTAAACGCCAACAAGTCTAAAGCAAGAGCCTTTGATGAGACATTGCGCGAGCGTAGCATAGAAGCCGCTGAACGTGCTAAAGACGAAGGCAGGCAGAATGTTCTTGATCCTAGAGACTTGGAGGACATACAGAAAGAACTGCGTAACGCAGAGGGCGCTGTTAAAAGAGCGCAGAAGCATTACGACGACGTAATCAACGAAGGTGCTACAAGCGACGACCCGCAATACCTGAACGACTTGGACGAAGGTAGGGATGTACCAAATCAGGGCGAGCCAGAAGCAAAGACAAAGCTGGAAAATGCACAGGCACGTCTTGCTCAAGCAATACAAAACGTAAGAACAGTAGCAACCTTCCCAGATGATGCAGACCTCGACGTAGTTAAGGCCGCACTCAAAGACGTGTACGAGCCTTTGGTTTATACGGATAGAGCTACAGTTGTATCCAACAAAATTGAAGCTGACAGAATGTCTGCTGTGCGTCGCTACTACGAAGTAGAGGCAAGAGCAAAGGCTGTAAACAAAGACATAGCCATAGCCGAGCGTCAAGGCAACGCATCAAAAGCTGTAGAGCTAAAGAAAGAACGTGCGAAGCTAAACAAGCGTAAGAAAGAAATGCTTGACCGCATGACCACTTCCGACAAGAAGCGGATAAAGGCAGATGATACACAGGCCGCTGTCAGAACACTGGCTAACTTGCATAGAGAGCTTCGTCGTGCAAGGTCTCAGGATGCTGAGACATCATCTGATGTTCCAGAGAGCGAACTTGTTAGAGAAGTGGAAGACGTATTTAACGTCAACCTCAGTGAAGACGATATGGCGGCGGCTGAATACTACGCTAACCAAGAAGAGCTTGCGGCTCTTAGCTATCAGGAAATGCAGGGCGAGCTTGCACACTTGCAAGACAACAAAGCTGATCTTGCGCCAGAAGAAGTTACCGCTGTAGCTAAAGAGATTGTCACTACAGCGCAAGAGAAGGTGCAATCTACAAAGCCTCAGACCCGTCCTAAAGGTGAGCCAGAGCCGCACATAGTCCAGATCGGAAGCCGTGCTTACAACATGGCAAAGGACGTTCAGTACCAGAAGGTATCTGGAGGCACTACTAAGTTCTTTGTAAATCAAAGAGAGCTTGGCTCTGTACGTGAGTTCGTGGACGAGGATGGTAAAAAAGCCTACCAAATCATTCGTCGCAACGGCGACACTGTTACATCTGACATGGCCTTTACTCGTAGTGAGTTGTACAAGAAGCTGGCCAAGTCGGTGAAGAAAGAACTTGATGAAGTTCTTTCTTCAAATAACGTAGTCGAAGAAAGATCAGTAGCAACTGTTCCGACAGAAATACCAGACTACCACAACACACAGCGCTACGCTGGCGTAGAAGACGCCCCACTTACTGTGACTTCATACGACCCTATCACTGGTGCGTCTGAGCAAATACCAGTGCGTACAGGTTTGACACAAGATTTGATGCCTGAAGGCAAGATCATAGCGCTACAGATTACAGACCCCAAACACCCAGACTTCGGGAAGAACAAGGGCGTCCGTGTACTTAACCTGACAAGCAGAAAAGGGACGCCACCTCAGACTAACCTGAAACAGATCGTGGGCAACCTGAAGCCCGACCAGTTCGTAGTCGGTTCTACAAACGACGTAGATGCTAAAGGAAACCCAATCAAGTCAGGAACAGTCGCCGCAGTAAAGACGTTCCGCCCACTAGACCCAGACGCTGAGTTTGTAACCATGAGTGGCGAGCGTTTGACTGGCCGCCAAGCTGGTGAGACAGAAAGCCTGTTACCACCAGAAGTTGTGGGTCTGGAAAGCTCTCCTCGCGCTAGAGAGAACAGAGCTATCAATGTCAAAGAGCTTGATAACATTGAGCTAAATGAACAAAACACTCCTCCTCTGTTGAAGCAGTTAGGTCTTCCAGAGAATGTACGCACAGTGGGTGACTTACAGCGTTTTGTCACAGACATGGAAGACGTAGAGTGGAGCAAGTTTAACAGCATCGAAGAGTTCGATCAGTTCGCTGGTGCGTTAGAAGCTGGATATGATGCTATTGCAAAGTTCGCCCCTAATGGCGTTAAGCTACCTAACCAGTCCCGTGTACAGTCTTACAAGCAACTTAACGAAATGCTTTCTGGCAAGGACAGTAAAGAGATTGCAGAGATACTAACGGTATTCAACATGATCTCTGGCTCCAACAATAGGCAGGGTGCTTTGGTTGAGGGTGCTATGCCAGTGTTTGATAAGGCGGACAGATATGCCTTCAAACAACCTGGCCGCCACATGGCAGACGATGCCCAGACAAATACTATACTTATTGGACAGTCTAATAAGCAGACTGATGCGATGAACTTCGCACATGAAATGGGGCATTGGGCTTACATGAACATGCTAACTCCTGCCGAACGCATGGAGTTTTGGCAGATAGCAAGAGGCTACGTAGGCGCTGACGGTGCAAACATAGACGCCCTGAAGAAAAAACTGCCAGGACTTAGCACTTCCGAAATACGTAGTCCGTCTGAGTTTTTTGCAAATCAGTTCGCTATATACGTAGCCAACCGCAGGCAAGCGGCACAAGGTAATTTACTGTCCAGACTGTTTAAGGATGTGGGCAGAAAAGCTGAAGGCTTGGTTCGTAGGCTTTTGGGTATGGATAACCCATTAGACGAACAGCTTGTTGAAATGTTTGACCGTATCATGCCTGATCCAAAGATTGCTACAGATAGCGTAACTGCTGGTCGCCCGTTAAAGAACCAGTTTGAGACTATAGCCGCAAAAGGTGGAGGGAGTTCTGCGGCGAGAATGGCGGCTAAACAGTTGCATGATCTGCGAGAGGTTCAGATAGAGCTTGAAGAAGCACTACGGGCTGGCGGCGCTGTTGGCCATGATGCTCGCATACTTGCCGACGTACTAGAGAAGGCCGCAAAGAGAGTATACGGGAAGTTTGGTGGCCGTCCTGGCGAGAAGACACACGCTAGTCGCACAGACGCAGACGGCAACGTAGTCTCTGGTGGCCTGCGGGTGACGATGCTCGACAGCTACAGAAACGGCAAGCCGCTTTACGATGCAAACAAAACTGACATTACCCTTCCAAACGGCAAGACAGTAAAACCCTTTAAGTACATGTCTAGCCGCATCGCTCGTGGTCGTATGCTTGCTCAATCTTACCGCATCATGCGCTTCCTTAACGACGAGAAGTTTACTAATGCGCTTAGTAGGCTTGACCAAGCAGAGCTTGTGGAAGATGAGTTGAGTGCAGAGTTGGCAAGGCTAATTGCCACTCAAGAAGACGGCGGACTTATGTCCATTCCAGAAGAGGTTGTCGCCAACATGAGCGATAACAGCGGTTCTTTAGCAAGTTCGTTTGAAACAGAGGCCGCCATTCTACGCTCAATCTCAGAGAAAACAGATGCAGATGGCAAGCTGTCAGCGCTTATGGTTCAGCAAGCCAACGATATGATTGTTGCTTTGGACAACGGCATAGATGAGTTTGTACGCATATACAACACAAACTTCAGAACTACAGACGGACTAGCGCCTCAAATAGATAAGGCTGGTCGTGTGTATAAAGGCGGCAATCTAGTCGCACAGAAATACGTGAAGCGTGTAGAGAAGAAGTCTAAAGACCTTGCTGTCAAAGTGGCTCAATCAATAAACAACGCAGAGACAGAGGTGTTTGGTAACGCATCTGTGGAAGACGTAAACCCAGTAACATCTAGGTCTCCTAAAGAGATGACCAACCAAGAGATACTAAAACGTCTTGGCACAGACAGGTCTGATACGGCTCAAAACAGGGAGCTTAAACAAGAGCTTTGGTCTAGGGCAAAGGCATTGCCTGACGACCACGCCGTCGAAGCTACGCCAGAAATCGCCGCTTTCTACAGAGATGTAAACATTGAAGACAACGGCGCTGATGCACTGGTCAGATTTGAGAAAGCACTAGACGAAGGCAACTACGACCTTGCGGAAGCGGCCATAAACTTCGTCGCCTTCTTGAAACGCAACCCAGTAGAGGTGAAGTCAAGCGTCGTCAACCGTGCCATCGACATTGAAACTGCACAACGCAGTACACCCGACACGCAGAACGGCATACCTGGCGATGCTCCTGCCGCAGTCAAAGAGGTTCTTACAAAGCTAACTCACAGAGACAAGAAGGTAGAGTATGTGTCTCGTACAATCATGTACCGTATGCTGAACCTTATGGGCAGAACGGCTACAGACTTGGTTGAGAACAAAACAACCTTTATGTCTGTAGAGGACTTGTACAGAATGTCAGGCAACCCAATGCCGCAAGGAACTCAAGCGGCATTTGCAGAGCCTGCAATCCTTAGTGGTCAAGCGTTTAACGATACCCGCAAACAACTAAGACAGTTCGCCATAGGCATCACTGGTGGGTCATCTGATCCGACTGATGTAATGCACGAGATAGGACACATGCTTAGTCGTGTAACCCTCGACGACGTTGACAGAGACCACATGCTTCAGGGTTACACGGAGGCTATTGAGAAGGGTGATCGTAACGCACTAAGAATACAAGAAGCATATTCAAACTTAGCTTTAGATGAACCATACACAGAGCGTCAGATAGCGGAAGAGTGGTTCGTAGATGGCTTTGGCGAATGGATGACAGAGCGAGTAGCTAAAGGAAACCTGTTTGATGTGCGTCAAGGAGACGGCACGTTTGCAGACCTGACTGTCAAGGGATACTTAAGACAGATTGCTGACAGGCTGTATGAGAGCGTTGCATACGTTCTAAACGGTATGATTGGTAGAAAGTCTGTTCGCCAGATGTACCGCCAGATGCTTTATCATGGCGATATGTTTGCTCGTAAGCGTTCTGAGAACCCAATTAAATCAGCCGTAAACACTCACGAGTATCCTGCTGTAAGCCCTGCGCTTGCAAAGCCATACGTGCGTCAAGTAATTGACAGCATGAGCAGAGAAAAGCAGTTACTACTTAGGGAGTTCTTGGGTGCTGGGCCAGACGAAGACTTAATGGACTTTGTTTCTTACCATGGCACACCTGTACTAGATCAGTTTGATAGGTCTCGGAACCCCGACGTATACCTGATACCTAGTGAAGACGGATACCACGGGCCAGGTGTATACACATCAAGTAACCACAACTTCGCGGCTGGTTACGCTGACAGAACTCCTGCTGAAGCATATCGCAGACTGGCAGGAGACCTTGAGGGTGAGAAGCTAGAGCAAGCAGAAGGCATCATTAAGCAGATAGAAGAGGCTAACGAATGGCTTGAACATTCTCAGTGGATGGCAACTGTTGATGCACCGCAAGACAAGGTTTTGGATCGCGTTGCTCACCTGACCGCAAAACTGGAGACTGCTAAAGAAGCCTTTGCCAGACTTACTGGAAACAAAAAGATGGCAGGCGTACTGCCTATGTTTGTTCGTCGCAAGAACCATTTTGATGTCAGAACTAACAAGACCTTTAGCTACAGCACAGGCGAGCCTTCAGACGTACAGCCGTTGCTTGTTTCTGCACAAAAGCGTGGCTACATAACCGAACATCAGCATCAGTACATATCAGACTACATACGTGAGGGTGGTGTAGACGGCGGTTATTTCTACGACCTTATGACAAACGCTATGGCTAAGTACAGAGATGCGTATGGTCAAGCCCACAATCCTAAAAGCCATGCACATGCCGACCATGTATATGGTCGCAAGAGAATGGCGCAGTTCTTAAAGGACGAAGGGTACGAAGGTATCATTGGCGAGGCTGGGAATGACCCTAACATGCCAGAAATAATCACCTTCGACCCGAACCACATTAAGCATGTAGACGCAGACTTCTACGACAGCGACAGACGTGGAATGTACTACAGCGTTCTTGGTGAGCCAGGCACAGTTGCACCAGCAGGAAATGCATTAGAAGGCATGATGCTTTCGGGGAAACCAATCAACCTAGACGACATGGTTGGTATAAGCCGTCAGCTACAGGAGGCTGGCGTACCAGACTTGGTAGCACCGATACGGCGTATGGTTCGTAAGGAACGACCAACTGCTGAAGACGTAGATGCTGTTAAAAAGAACTCTTCGATCTTCCACTTCTTTGCAGAGAATAGTGCAAGACTGAGAGACTACGGAGCAACTTGGCTAGGCGACTATATAAAACCACAGAATGGTACAGGCATATATGAACGCCACGACGTAGACTTAGCTGACAAGGTTATGCCTATATTCAACTCGCTCAAGCTACTGCCTGACAACAAGGGTTGGACAAAGCGTTGGGCAAGAAAGTCTTTGGCGTTCTTACCTAATAAGGTGACGTCAGGTGCTGACCTACAATCACAGCCGCAGTCTCACTCTCGCATACTCGGTGCAATCAGACGTGGGGAAGACGATGTGAGGAAGCTGAACCCACAGGAACAGCGCATTGCTCGCCAGATTATCGCGGCGTTTGAAGCTGAGAGAGAGCGTATGGTATCGATGAACATGCCAGTAGGCGATGCTCGTCGTGGGCCAGGCGACTACTATGTGCCGCAACAGTGGGACATAGAGATCATAAGGCAAAATCCGTCAAAGGCTAAACAGGCATTTGCACAATTCTTCTTTGAGGAAAGCCGCAGGCCAGACTTTGAAGAGGCAACCTTGACCCCAGATCAGGCGCATAGAAAGTCAGAAGATTTTATCAACGGCCTTCTGGACACCGATGGAGAAATCTACGGGGACGACGTACTACGTCGTGCCGTCGGCGACCCATTCTATAATCGTGTCATTAACCTCCAGCCAGAGCAGTACGACTTTATGGATAGCTTCCTAGTCAACGATCTGGAAGGACTGCTATCAAGATACTTTGACAGCACGACACGTAAGATAGCACTAACAGAAAAGTTTGGGGTAGGTGGACACGGCTTCTCTTCATACATGACGACTGCAAGCCAAGGTGTGGATGGTGCTGTTAAGACGTTGATGTCAAACAAGAAAGTTGTTTACAGATACAGACAGTACCAAGAAGAAGCACCTATAGAGCAGATGCTTGTACCAGCTTTGAAGATTGGTGAAGACAAGACTAAGCAGTTGATGGAAACATCTTTGCGTATGCTGAAATCAAAGGAAGCTACCGTTGACGAAGTTAAACGGATGATCCTGTCACACTATGATCCACAAGATCAGGCAGACCCCAATCTGCAAATACGTGTAGACAGCATTGTAAACGCTCTAAAGGATTTCCCAACAAGGCCGCCACAAGACCAAGCTAGGATGTTGGCTGAAGACATGATCGACATTCTGAACAAGCGACCTCTTAGAAAGTTCTCAGAGAACCAAACCGCTTATAAGGTCTCAAGAAACGTCAAGGCGTTTAACTCTATATCACTGCTTGGCTTTACAACCCTAACTTCTTTGGGTGATAAGGTTCTGCCGCTGATACGTTCTGGAAACATGAAAGCCTTTCTGAAGGCGCAGAAAAAATACTACAGCGATCCATCCTATCGTGCCGCCGCCAAGAACATTGGCGTTGGCATTGAGAACCTAATGCATGACCGCATGGTTCAGATGGCTGGTGAAGGTTCCCAGAAGCTACAAAACAGCTTCTTTAACTTCACACTACTAACTCCTTGGACAAACATGAACAGGGAGATAGCAGGCGTAGTGGGCTTTGAGGCCTTCAAGTCTGAGATAGCTAGAGCCAGAAGGCTTGCAACAACAGGCAGAAAGGATAGCAGAGCTTACGCAACAGCAGTTCGTTTCCTGACAAGGTATGGCCTAACTGGTGAAGGAGCGGAGATGGACTTCTTGAACATCAATGCACCAGAGCTTACAGACATACGTGAGACAGACATGCAGTCTAACAAGGCTCTTAGGTATGCTCTTCTCAGGTTTACCAACGAAGCAATCTTTACGCCTAACCCTAATGACATACCGACATGGGCGCAGACCCCGTGGGGTTCTATGTTCTTCCAGCTAAAGAGCTTCCAGTTAATGATGGCTCGTATGGGTAAGTACGTTCTCAGTGAGGCGTACAACGGAAACCCAATGCCAGCATTTTACTTAGCTACTGCTGGTGTTGGATTCGGCTGGATGAGTGCGGCGGCCAAAGACCACGTTCAATCTCGTGGTGGAGAAGACAATGAGCAGGCCGCATTAAGAGAGCGTCGCATAACTGATACCTCTTTCGACTGGATGGCCAAGGGCTTGGGAGTAAAAGAGGACAGCATGACTGACGAAGTTCTTGGGAACTACTTTGAAGGCTTGTTGGCTATAGGCGGTCTTGGGTTGTTTGCGGAGCTTCTGTACAACACGGCAGAGCAGGCAGACAACGCGGCATACGGCAAGGTTCGTATGGCTGGTGCAGTGTTCGGCCCATCGGTTGGCGTTGCTGAAGACTTCTACGACGTAGCCATAGCTGGGCCAGGCGGGTTCTTTGAAGACAAAGCGGCTCGTCGTCGTGAAGCTGTACGGTCAGTGATGGGCAGAGTGCCTATAGTCGGTGGCGTCAGAGGCTTCAAGGAAGGAGTGGTTGACGCTGTAGCTGGCGAGGCTGGGTCTGGAGGTAAGAGGAAACAGGCGAGCAAGTTTGGTAAGAGTTCTGGATTTGGGAGTAGCGGCTTCGGGAAGGATGGCTTCTAATGTTCAAGGCCGTTCTTCTTATATGTCTAATGGGCAAGCCTGAAGGGATGGAGAACTGTATAGAACTGCATGACCAGTGGGGGCCATACGAAACAAAAGAGTTATGCGTTAAACGCATATACCAGATGGGGCCGTTTGTTCACCAGTACATGCCTGGTTTTGTTCCTAGGTCGTACAAGTGCATAAAACTTATGGACGGTAGGCTCACATGACGGATGTGATACTTAGCATACGTAGGTTTCTTGCCTTGAATATACTACCTCGCCTTATGATGCTGACCAGCACCGCCATGTCATGGCGCTGTGCTGAATGGTTTATGGCTTTGCCAGAGCCGACAGCCAGTCAGAGTGCTTTCGTTTCTGTTGTGATGGGCGTTATGACAGGTGTTTTTGGTATATGGATGGGACATGAAGGAAAAGGGGCCAATACAAAATAAGCTGGATAACAACCAGTGTCCAAGATGTTACTGCAATCTGCCAGCGGTAGAGGTGCATGGACATATACAATGCCAAGTTTGCCACCTCTACATATCAGAGTGTTGCAACGGAGAAACAGGAGGAGAAACAGGAGAGACAGATGTTATCTGCACTAATCGGGCCAGTAAGTAGTCTACTGGATAAGTTCATACCAGACGCTGACACCAAGCAGAAGTTGGCGCACGACATAGCGACGATGGCACAAAAACATGCCCACGAAGCGGCGATGGCACAAGTCGAAGCGAACGTGGCACAAGCAAAGCACTCATCCATGTTCGTCGCTGGGGCTAGGCCAGCCATCATGTGGATATGTGCGCTCGGACTACTAACAAATTTCTTTCTACTTCCTTTGGCTGAGTGGGGTACGGCTATCTTTGCACCTGAAATTCCGATGCCAAAATTTGATCAACTACAATCAGGAGAGCTTATGACCCTAACTCTTTCATTACTGGGTCTCGGCGGTATGAGAAGCTGGGAAAAATCTAAAGGCGTAGCCAGGAAGAACATGAAGGATGAGTGACTTCAAGCTATCTGAACGTAGTCTCAGCAAGTTAGAGGGTGTAGACGAGCGCCTGAAGCTGGTTGTGCTTACAGCAATCAAGCACACCGACGTAGACTTCGGAGTAATCTGCGGACTACGAACAGAAGAAGAGCAGGCCGAGCTTTTCAAAAAGGGTGCGTCTCAGACCATGAAGTCTAAGCACTTAGAGGGCAAAGCTGTAGACCTCATGGCATACATCGGCTCTCGTGGTTCATGGGAACTTAACCTCTACGACAACATCGCTGACGCAATGAAGAAGGCGGCAAAGAAAGTTAAGGTTTCGATCCGTTGGGGGGCGGCTTGGCACATACACAATATCGCTGAGTTCGATGGGACGATGGAGTGGGCCGCTTCAAGTTATATTGATGTACGTAGAGCAGAGGGAAAGCGTCCATTCATTGACGCTCCTCACTTTGAGATATGGGGTGACTGATGCACGGCAAAGTAGTTCTGGGTATTCGCTCAGTTGGTAACATTAAAAAATCTGAACGTCCTACACGTTATGCAAAAGGGGGCAAGCAGGGGAACATGATGGTAAAGCCATGTCCATGCTTGACTAAGAATGGCGGCAAAAAAAAGTAAGAAGAAGGATGCTTGCTACAGCAAGGTAAAGGCTCGCTACAAGGTTTGGCCTAGTGCGTATGCATCAGGAGCCTTGGTCAAGTGCCGAAAAGTTGGTGCAAAAAATTGGGGCAATAAAAGCAGGAAGAAGAAGTAATGGACAGCAACTGCAAGCAAGAAATATATAGGGATGCGGCGAAGTCTTTTGCCAAGCCCAAAGAACGCTTAAGCAAGAACAGGTCAATGCACATTGCTAAGTATGTAAGCAGGGCTAATCAACGGAAGGTGTGTCAGCCTGTGAGCAAGAAAAAGAAGCTAGGGTAGGAAGATGGTATGGAGCCAGTTACTGCCGCTGTTGCGGCTTTCAGCGCACTAAAGGCGGGCGTTTCTGCTGGCAAAGAGATCACCTCTTTGGCAAAAGAGATCGGCTCGCTCTGGAACTCCATAGATGAAATAAACAACGCACACAACAAGAAGAAGTCTAGTGTGTTTCGTAGTGTGGAGGAGGAAGCTCTCGACACCTTCATGGCCAAAAAGAAGGCCGAAGACATGGAGAACCAACTTAGAGAGATCATCATCTACAGCAGAGGTGTGGGCGCTTGGCAAGAACTTATAAGGCTACGTGCTAACATACGGAAGAAGAGACAAGAGGAGGCCGCTAGAATACGCAAGAAACGACGAGAGATGATTGAGATAATCTTAATGTCAGGCGCAATAATTATAGGTATATCAGCGCTTCTCGTGTTTGCTTTGTTCTTGGTAAACAGACATGTCCAACAGTAGCGATAGTTTAAGAAAGTGGTTCAGCCGCAACAATGGTAAGGGCTGGATAGACTGCAAGACTGGCAAAGCATGTGGTCGTCAAAAGGGTGAGAAGCGTAAAGGATACCCAGCTTGCCGCCCTACTAAAGCTCAATGCAATTCATCGGCTAGAAAGAAGACAGGCCCATCTAGGATAAGTTGGAAGAAAGCCACCAAGCGTCGATAGCTCTAGTCAGCTTTTGTGCATCCCAATCTTCGTTGTTCAGAACTAAGTCGCCGTCGATTGACTTGAGATCTATGGTATTCTCAGATGAGTGGCCCCCTTCTTTCCCGTCGTTGCGAAGCAATACGATCACCTGGCCGCTCAATTCCTTCACCGCTTTTAACTCGTTCGGAAACCTCAAGTCGTCTACTACTACGTTGTTGTTGATATTGAGGTTTTCTTCCACTATTTTTTTCCACCTCTTCAGCCATAAGTTCTCGCTGATAAGGGAGCGTCCCCACTCCGTTCCAAGACTTTGCATCGCCCATCGCGGTGTCTCTCCATCAAGAATATCGCAAGGCTCGTCCTTTAGCTCGCCTTCTATGTGTCGCTCATCAAGCCCCAAGCTACGCATCATATCTTTAATTGGCTTGGCAAACTTCACCTTTGCAAAGCCGTACTTTGCACAAAGCATATCTGCGGCCAAAGTCTTTCCAGACCCCAGCCTGCCAGCAAATCCTATAAGTTTAGGTCTCATTGGTCATCCCTAACCTCACCTGTAGTAGTTCCGTTTGTAAGTGACGTAGCTTGTCTATAGCTTTTCGTCGCTCGACTATCAGAGGTACGTCGTCTCCAGCTTCCGTTCCGTAATAACCAAGCTCAAACTCGATGTCCTTTATCCTGTCCCTGACCATAGTGATGCTATGCTCAAGGTTAATTTTCTTTTTGCTCATTGATGTGCCTCGCTTGCCTTATCAGTTCATCAAGTGATCTGTTGAGTTCTTCCTCTCTTTTCTTCCGTGCCTGACCCTGTTGCATAAACAGTACATCACTCGCCTCGGCACAGAGTTTCTTAAACTTCTGCGTAATCCACATATCGCCACAGCTAACTATCTCTGGCGGTATTGGGCCTTGCCATCCACTACGCTTTGGCATGTGGTTCGTACCTCACCCAATCCAAGCACTTTTCTGTACACCCCTTACTGCACGTCCACTCTGCGCTAGTAGTTGAGGCATGGCAGTTGCCACACGTCCGCATGTTTTTTTCTGGTTCAGCACCATGCCAACATGCGTCTCGCTTGAAGCAACCACGACATCGCCAGTCGGCTTCATCAATAGAAATTTTTTGGCCAAGTCCATTGATAATGTCCTCAACCTTTTGCTTCAGTGCGTTGTAAAAAAATATATCGAAGTCCACCCATTCGTGGTGGTAGTCGGATGTGTTCTTGTTGTAGCTAACTAGGACTGCTCTATCCATGCCAGCCAGCCCCATCAGGTATTGCATCTGGGCGAAGTACATAGGGTGGCTATACTTGACGCCCTTCTTTGAGAACTCCTTGAACTTGTTATCGTTCATAGACTTGATCTCAACTATCGCCATACCATCATCTGTTTCGACGATGCCATCCGCGTTACCCATACTGTTCCCGTGGTAGTCCGTGTACCGCCACTGCTTACCACTCATTGGGTCTTTGTCCATGACATGGACACCAGCCTTTGCCATATCACCCAAGACAACGTATTCAATACGATGACCATCTCTAAAGATGCGCTTTAACTTGGGGTCTGGGGGTGTATCGGGGTAGCCCCTATGGCTGAAAGACAGCATGGCTGTACAGTCATGGCCAACAGAACTAGCGCCGATATATGATCTAGCCTTCTCGCGTTTATCTTTAGCGAAGTAGTCATCAATCAGTTTGGATATGTCTATCATGTCTTTTCCAGTACAAGAAAGTAAGCGTGAAACATACGTGCGTGTTTTTGAACACGCTTCGCCGCACCGATCTGTTGGGGAACATTCATTCTGTGTTTTGCTGTGAGAATGAACATGTCTCTTAACCTAAATTTATTTTCACACCAGTTCACAACATTGATATGAGTGGGGTGCATCTTGTGATTATGTATGATGTCTTGGCACTTGAACACAAAGACACCTTTGGGTTGTAAAATTCTGTGAACTTCTGTGATTGTTTTTTTGTAGTGTTCTTCCAGTTCGTCGTACCGCCAATAACCGCCATACCTTTTGGACATCACCATGTCCCCATTCCCACTACGTCCATTGCGGACATAGGTCAGAAAGGGTGGATCAAACACAACTGAAGACAGGGAACAGTCCATCAATGGCAGTCTTGTACTGCAAGCCTGCATGACATCACTTGACTGAGGGTCTATGTCGTACCTAAGAGATGGCTTAGATACGTGCTTGTAAAAACTTCCGTTGCCGTAACTTATGTCGGCATCAAAAGACGACCTGTTCGTTAGCGTCAGGATGTTCCTTAAGATTTCGTTTTGATCATCTGATACTGACTTAATCATCGTAAAGAAGAGGGGGCTTTCGCCCCCTCTTTCCCCACCAACAACTAGAAAGGAACGTCGTCGTCGAGGCCGCTCTTCGCGGCTCCGTTCATCTGGTTGGCAACCGCCGCACCTAATGGGTTATTGATTGCTTCTGCATTGAACTCAGGGTTGATGCGCTTTGGATCTTTATAAGAGGCGACCTTGTTGTTTGTCTTGCCGTTGTAGGTGTCCTCCTTCACATAGATACCTACCATCAGACCCTTTAGGACAGATAAGTTACCATCAGGGAATGGGTTGTCTGGGTCAGGATGACCACCCCAATGACACAAAGACTTCAGTTGCGACAGCCCAATCTCAGCGTTCTTCGGGTGGTTAGGGTTGTGAACAATGATCCAGTCAGTGATAGTGCGTACACCATCAACCTCTCTCATAGACACAACCACTTGCTGTGCGCCAGTTGTCTTGGTCTCGCCTTTTACATCGGTGACTTCGACAACGTGGTTGCCAACAGGCAGGATGCTACCCCCACCAGATACCTCAATGTTCTTGAGGTTTAGATTATTGAATGTGAAACTCATGCTTCGCTCCTTTTTTCAAATTCTTCATCATCCATGTCCATCTTCTTAAATAGATTGACGATGTTTCCAGTTTGCTCGACTGCTCTCAGTCTTCGTTTTTCGTCCCTGACCTTGCCCTTCCAGCCGTTGTATTCTTCTGTGACGACGTACCGAATAACCTTACCTTCTCCTGCTGAGTGGGCGTCAGATGTATGACGAACCCCACAGAACACGTTGTCGAAAATACCTGGAAGCTGTTGCTGTGCTTGCTTGCCAGCCACCATAGGCCAGTATTCAACATTGCCGTTGTCGTCCTGTCCTTCTTTAGCCAGAGCAGTTACAAGGAAGTGGCATGGCATATCACGCATAGCCTTACACGCACCGATCAGGTTCTTTGCGTGGTCGGAAAAAATCTGGAAGCCGTTTACTTGCTTGCCAGCTTTCTGTGCATCCGCTTCTGCGACCTTAGTCGCATGAGCCATGCTCATGTCACTGAGTTCAGTAAGGCTGTCGATGCCTATCCACTTGTATTCACGACCTTTGAAGTCATCGGTACGCATCCACTTGAATATATCGACAAAGCTGTACTGATTTTTGTCAGGCTCGGACGGGTTGCCCCATGATGTGAACGGCAAGTAGTCAATACCAGCGTCACGAATTGAGCTAAGTCCGCTCTCACCTGACAAGATAAACCCATTACCAAAATGTTTTTGGTAGTGAATGAACTGGGTTGTCTTTCCCCAGCCATGATGGCCATACAGCAACGTCTTTCTATACGATGTCGTATGGTCAGAAGTGTTTAGTGGTTGGAACATTACCCAAGACCCCCTGACTTTACTGTGATTTTTACTGTGCCACCCTTACGAGTAAGCGCTGGCAAAAGCTCTCGCTGTTGCTCGTCGTCGAGTGACTTGAATTTACGCTTGTCGATTGAGTAGGTGCGGCGCACGAACTCAGGCAGGCTGGTTGATGATGCGAAGATGGTCTCAAGAATTTCCTTGTCCCAAGTCCATCTCTCTTGTCGATTGAGCGTGACCATGTAAGAGCCAGCTTGCTTATCAAATTCGCCAGCATCTGCTGGGAACTCTGCCTCAATCTTCATCTTTAGGGTTTCTGCTTTTTCAGATAGGCGTTCTATCTCGGCGGCTATCTGACCGTATTGCTCGGCCAGTTTAGCTAGACCTTCAGCCTCGGTCTGCCGCTCATAATCTTCCCATGTTTCCATACAATTTCTCCGTATCAGTGTTGGTAGTGTGACTAGGAGGGAAGGGAGGAAACCAGATAAAGAAACCCCCTAGCCACCTCGTTACAATACCAAATACACATCTAAACACAACTGTCTTATATGTGAGAAAATGTATGAAAACTAAGACAACGGTTGTGCCTAGAT